TGCGGACTTGATGACAATGGGGGGGGGGGGTAACTTGTGGAAATATTTGGGTTTTTAGGTGTGATTCTCGTGGTTGCATTCCTTGCGTTAGCCGTCCTCGCCGTGTTAATGCCCTGGTTCGTCTACCGAAACCAGGAATTCACCTACCAGGCGTGGCAGGAATTGCGAGGAATAAGCAAACAGCTCGGCATCCTGATCAGCCTGACCCGCCCAGAGGTATCACCAGACACACCCCCGCCCGAGCGACAACCCATCAGCATCCTGCCCGATACCGGTGAGGGGAAAATCGGGCACATCCGATGCAATACCTGCGGCCATAAAATGGAGTACGCCAAACGTCTTGGCGGCAAAGAAGTCAAGTGCCACAATTGCGGATTGGTTTTTTCATTACCTTTTTGAAGGAGGAAATTATGAAACGATTGATGCTTGCTATCGCCATCCTCGGTGTCGCCTCATCAGTGCAGGCGGGCCGGGACGACGTCTGGAGCGCAAGAACCCAAAAGATATACCGTAGCGTTGCGGGTGACAATGAGGTCAGCGTCTATATCAAGCTGGTCAAATGCTCCGGATCGTCGCTGCTTGATGGCGAGATATGCGGGAAACCCGCCAAGGGTCCAGCCGTCTGCACCGAGGTCAGCGGCGGACGGATGAAACAGGGAGACAGCACCACCCTGTGGGTTAAACTCCCTCGCACAAAATATCCCATCGAGCGGGTGTATTTTAAGGATTAAACATGTCCATCCGCCCCAACAAAGACAACAAAGGCAACATCCTCCCCCGCTCGTGGATCATCGACTACTACCCCCAGGGTCGCAAGGGCAAGCGGGTGCAGCAGGTAGCCAACGACATGACCGAGGGCGAGGCCTGGGAACTGGAATCCCAGATCCGGCGCCAGTACGGAACGGCCGTCCCCCTGCACGGCAAGGTCATCGACGCGCTGCCGGGATGGCTGGCAGCCGGGCGCAACAATTACGCGGCCAGCACCTACCTCGACATTCAAAACTGCCTCAAGAAACTATCGCCCCACTTCGGGCAAAAACTCTGGACGGCCCTCAACCAGCCCCTGTTCGAAAAGTACAAAACCGCACGACTGCAAGACGGGGTCGGCAAGCGCACGATCAACAAGGAACTGACCTGGTTTTCGAGCCTGTGGAAGTGGGCGGCGGCCCATGGCTATTGCAACCAGCCACCATTCCGGATCCCGGTATTTCCCAAAGTGCGCCGGCCCCAGATCCGGGTGCCGAGCATGGACGAGGTGCAGGCGGTGATCGACAACATTGAGGAGCGCTATCGGCCGATCCTGCTGCTATATTATGACCTGGGATTGAGACGGGAAGAGGCGTTGCAGATCAAAGGGGAGGACATCTGGCTCAACAGCCGTGAGGTGTGCGTCATCGGCAAGGGCAATAAAGAAAAGATTCTGCCGATCACCACCCCGCGATTGTTCGAGGTGCTGAAGACAGCCAAAGGGCAGCACCCCCAGGGATATCTATTCCGCAACGCCAAAAACAACGGCAAACCCTACCACAGCATCCGAAAAGCGATCATCCGCGCGGCCGAAAAAGCCGGCATCGACCAGCGCGTCTACGCCCACCTGTTCCGCCATAGTTTCGTCACCCACGGCATCGAATGCGGCGTCGAAATCACGGCCCTGCAGACCATCGCCAGGCACAGCGATATCCGCACCACCCGCGAATATATCCACCTGCGCAACCAGCACCTGCGCAGCGAGGTAACGAAACTGCCCGGCTACACCAGTCAACCCAAAGAGGAGATAACCCCGCGAGATGACGACTGATTCCAAAGTGCAAATAATACTGAAAATCCTCGTGTCGGCGGTTCGATTCCGTCCCTGGGCACCAATAAAAACAAGGGGTTATGGGTGTTTTCCATAGCCTCTTTTTTTATGCCATCTCACTACATCCCACTACACCTTTCAGACGGTGTAAATAACTTCCCCACCGAGGGCGGCTAAAGGGGCTGGTCCGGTGACGGTGACGGTGCGGCCGTCGGTGTGCAAGGTTAACCTGGCACCTGGTTGGTAGGTGGTGCCGGCGGGCTTGACGGCTTCGCGGATTTCGCCTTTGTTGGTGCGGACCTGGACGGTGTCGGTTTTGTCCTGGACGACAGTGCCGGTCAAAATATTTGTTTGATCGATGGTGAGGCGCTGGCGCAGTTTTTTTAGGCTCATACTTCCTCGTAGTAGGCGGCTTGCAGATCAAAGCTGATATCCTCATCGCTGTCGTCGATGGTGCGCTGGGCGGCCAGTATCTCGCATTTCTGGGCTGTCATGCCGAGTGCGGCGCAAGTGATGGTGGCGATGGAGCCGGGGCGCAGGTCGCGGGTCTGCAGGGTGCCGGCATCGGTGGCGAGGACGCGCACGCCCACCTTGTGTTTGTGATAGGTGGTTTCGTCGATCTTGACGCGGCCAACTTCTTTCGCCTGGGCTTCGGTGACGATCAGCGGGCTGGTGTGGGTCTCTAACCAGACGACGTTGACGCCATCGACGGTTTCGTCGCTTTCGGCGAGGGACAGGGAAATGTCGCGGATGCAGACGACGTTCGGCGGCGAGGCGTCGGTGGCGGTCAGCGCCGGAACGCCGGCGGTGGTGAACGCCCAACTCCGGCTGACGGTCTGCCCGTCGCTGTCGGTGCCAGACACCACAATGGTGACGCGCTCGCCGTATCCGGAATTACCCGGCGGGGTGTAGGTGACGGCGAAACCGTTGGTGATGGCTGCAACGGTGGGGGTCTGGCTGGTACCGTTGACGGTTAACGCCACAGTGCCGGTCTCGATGCCGCCGAGGGCGTCGGTGATCTCGGCATACAGGGTCCAGTCGCGGCGGACACCGGCAGCATTGGCGGCGGGGCTGATTTCGGCGATCAGGCGGTAACGCTCCAGGGTATTGTCATGGAGGCCCGTGGTTAACGTCTCATCGATCCAGACGGCGCTGCAGTCGCCGGCGGCGGTGTTTTTGTTGGCGATGCTCTCGGGGTCGCTGATATCCAGCACGCCAAACCTGCCGCCGGCGCTGCCGTCGCTGGTGCCGTAGGCAAGGAGATCGCCGGTTTTCCAGGCAGACTTGCAATCGGTGACGGTGCCAAGGTCTTCGGCATAGTCGGTCCCGCCACCGCCCGGGGTGGTCCATGTGATACTATCTATGTTGCCGATAGCACCGCGCCCGTCGACATACTCCCCTTGCGCGATTAAAATATCGCCGAACTGATAGGAGGAGTCCTCAACATCGATCCGGAGCACATCGTCTACATAGACCTGCACGCGACCCCCGGCAATCCTCAACTCATAGTCATGATAGGCAGTATCCCAGTCGGACGGGGCCTGGCCCGAACCTAGATCGATAAATGCCCCTACCGAGCCAGGGCGCTTGGCCAAAAGAATCCCTGTGGATGATCCTTTATCCAGGAGCATGATCGTATAGCCAGCCTCTAATGTCGTGTTCCACCATTTAGTCGTCCCGCCGTCGTTCATATCGACGATTGCACCGCTGCCTATGCAAATATTGAGCAGCCTGGTGGCATTGGTCCCGTCGCTAACCATTTTACCCCGCACTTTGACGCTGGTGTGACTATCCGCGGTCCTCCTCATGGCAACGCTGTTATTTACGTTTTGCTGCGGGGTCAGGACAACGATCCCACCGGTTTGGGAATGGGAGCCGGACCCGCCCTGATTGCTGTAGGTCCATTCCGCCGAGGTGGTTGGCTCGTCTGATAAATCGTCGGTGCTCTCCTCCCCTACGGGAGGATTGGCGGCGTCGACCAACATTAACCCTGCGCTGTGGCTGATCATCAGATTGTCCGTCCCGGTCTCGAAAACCAGGGCGTTTGCCGTCACGATGATGGTTGTTTCAGCGGCAACAAAATCGTCCGTTGGCAGGGTGGTAAAACCAACGGCGGCGGAGGTCGCCCATGCAAGATATGTGTCGTTGATTGCGCAAAGCAGCGGTGTTCCCGATCCGGTATAGGCATAGCCGACCACCGGGGTTGGCAGATAAACCAGTTCGCTGGCCGTGGCGATCGCCAGGGCCGTTCCGTGTCCGGAGAGATCTACAATGTTGGCACTGGCCAATTCCACTGCCGCGCCAGGGCCGAACACCCGGATCAGACTACTGGTCGATGCCCCGCTAGCGGTAAACGGTAAACGATAGACGCCGGCATCGCTGGTGCCGAGATAGATCCCGTTGGTGTTGATCGCTCCGCAGGTGATGTCCCCCATGGCGACCCAGGCGAGGCGGGACCAGTCGTCAACGCTGTAGATATCAGCTCCGTTGGCGCTGACCAGGATAATTCTGCGGCGGCCCGGGTCATGGAGTATCCTCTTTATGGTGGTACTTTGGGTAGCAAGCAGAGCCATTTGCATCAAACCCTTTCGGTTTTGTAGGGCAGCAATTTATTGAGTCTGGTCTGCCTCCGACTGCATCCGCAGTCCCTGCCGGTGACGCGGCTGTAAGCCTCGGTGATCCGGACCAGACCGGTTGCACGGGTGACTTTGGCGATGGTATCCCCAAAACCACGGCTCGGTAAACTGGTCGTCCAGGCCTTGGGGCCAGGTACAGCGTCGGCTGAGGCTCCGCACCGAGTACCAACAGGATCGGCGCCTAACCACGCCAGATAGCCGGCTGGGTCAAACTGCCCGCTGCTCTGCGCCAGATATCGATCCAGGGTTTCGCGACGGCTGTCATATTCGGTCTGATTAATGCCGATCTGCTCGGCAGTTTCTCCGGCCAAAATTTTTGCTGCAATCACGGACACTCCCACGAATAATGATCAACCGTATACAAACAAAAACAATTAATTCCTGAGTTTGTAGTCCCGTCCGGGAAACTATCTCCCCCGCAAACCTTGGTATAATCGGGGTTTATTGCGCAATAATCCTGCGAACAATCCTCTGTGCTTTTATAATAATAGATAGTCTTGGTACTACCATTAACGACGGTTTTATTCGATAATGCTCCGCAACCTGGCCACACAGTGCAATGGGGGGTACTGCAAGGCCCGTAGGCTTCTGACGACGTCAAAACCCACTGGCCGGAAGGGAAGCGGACGGTCATGCTGGCCCGGTTACCACAATCATCACTGACCTCTACCGTGCCGCTACCACAGGCTCCGTTCAGGCTGGTTATCACCCCCGTACCTGGACCAATAGATGCAGAGCTGATGCTGTAGGTATATGGGCCCCGCCCACCCGTGGCGCTGTAGTCGCTGCCAACGGTGGGGGTGGGGGTCCCATCGATGGTCAGCGCCGGGAGATCATCTCCGCAAGGGTCGGCGCAGAGGATGATTGTCCCGTCTGAGGGTTCTGGGGCTTTATCGCAGAGGGTGATTGTGCCGTCTGAGGGTTCTGGACCCTCGTCACATATTTGGATTTCCCCTTCAGTCGGTGTCGTCACGGCAGACCTCATAGGTGCGCTCAGAACCGAAGTCCCCGGACCATCGAGTATCAGACCCTGCCGGCCCGATGTCGAATTTTGTATTGGTGCCGTCAATGGTCACATCATTGGACCCCTCAACCCCACAATCAAAGCAGAATTCGCCGTGCTCGTTGGTGGTGTAGGTTGTGCCGCACATTTCGACCTCTTTAAATTTTAGAGGCTCTCCTTCGCAGCCGACCACTTTACGGCACCCTGTGATGCTGCCGCTGTCCTCATGACCGTCCCGTGGCATCTGTTTGCAAATTTTATTTTTCCCGTCTATTTTTTTACGGTATTCGCCTTTTTCGAGGCCTTCCCAGCTCCATCCCGGGCTGTAATCCCCATCGGAATAAAAGGTTTCTGACTGCTCTGCGTCCAGTGGATGGTCAACCACGCTGATGTCAACATAGGCGATAAAGGGACCGGCGACCACCCGCACCCGGAATTCCGCGACACCTCCGGCGGTGAGGATAACGCTGGCTTCTCCGGCGCTGGTGTCGGCCCTCGCAGCCGAGAGAGTGGCCCCGTTGCTGCGGCCCACCAGAGTGAATAGCACTTCTGTGCCGTCGGTGACGTTGCTGCCGTCGGCCTGTTTGACGATGGCGGTGATGGTACTGGTCTGGTCTTCCTCGTTGATGACTTCGCGGCCGTTGTAGGTGGCTGCTGCGGCTGTGCCTATTCCTCCGGGAGTCATGAGGATGATTTTATAGGTGCCGGCGGTGGTGTCGTTTTCCCAGCGCACCAAGGTAGCACTGCCAAACGCGCCAACGTTGACGGAAAGGACACTGCTGATTAGATTGTCGACGGACACAGCCTTAAAGGAGTCATCGTATGCTTCAACGGCGGACAGTTCATTGCTGTAAAGACTATCGCTGACCTTTGGCCCCTGCTGGGCGCGGATGGTGGCCGGCTCGGCTATGGCCTTTAGTGAGCCGATGTCTGACCCCTTGAGCGACAGGGTGGCGCGCCCTTCTTGGCCGAGGGCCGAGGCGATGATATAGACCAGGCCGACGGTGGTGCCGGCGCCGATGGAGGTTTGAGCAAAACCGTCGGGCGCGCAGAGGCTGCTGGCGGGCGATACGTTGACCGAGGCACTGGCCTCGTATTCGTCATAATCGATAACTACCGCGGTGCCGGATGGCCCGGGGCTGATGCCGAGGGTGATGGCGGTGGTGTTGGGTGTGGCCGATCCGCCGGTGTAAAAGTTGGTGCCGGTTCGGTTGGTGTCGGAGGCCCGATAAACACCCTGGATGCTGCCGATCGGCTGGGTAGTGGAGACGGCGAGGGTGCCGGTGGTGTTGTGAGCCTCGCCGATTATTTCGTTGGTGACCAGGGCGCTTGACCAGGAAACCTGCTCGGCCCGGGTGTAGCTGACGATAAACAGCTGGGTGGCCTGGGTCGGTACGGTGATGAGCGAGGCGGTGACGGTGCTCGGCGTGATCTTGGCGCCCTTGACCGGGGCTTCCTGTGTGCCGGAGTTGAGCCAGACACCCTGCACGCTGAAACAGCCGGAAACGGGGATCTCGGTGTAGCTGCCGGCAGTGATGGCTTCGTCGCACAGGGCCTTGTGCTGCACCGGGCGGCCGGTGGCGTCGAACACCCGGGCGCGGGCGGTGGCGAGGGCTTCGCCGTCGGCGTCGATGGCTCCGGGGATGACTTGCACCTGGATGACCGGCAGGGTCGGGCGGGTGTAGTCGACGACTTCGCCCTGCACGCGGATGGCGTTGGCGGGATCGTCTACCCGGTCAAAATCGTAATTGAGGGACAAGGCATTGGTGTAGGCGCGGCTGGCGCTCTCGGTGAGGGCGCGGCTCGGGCGGTCGTAGACCTCCAGGCTGAGTCCGTCGGCGGTGGTGCGGACACAGGCGGCGCAGGCTTCGGCGATCTCGTTGATGATGTCGCGGCGGCGCTTTTTGCTGACGGTGTAACGCCCGCCGGGGATGGTCGGGTCAAGGGTGGCTTGCCAGATGACCCCGATTGTGGAGCCGGACTGGTTGGTGATGTCCTGATGCGCGACCTGGGCGGCGATGGCGCTGGCGGCCATGTCCATCGGCCAGTCATGGGAGACGGGGCGCCAGTTGTCGAGCACCCCGGCGTAGGCCCGGCCGGAGACGGTGGGGTAACGGTGGTTTTTGACCACGTTGCCGGATTGTTTTTCGAGCAGATAATACGTGATCAGATCGCCGTCGGTGACGCGGATGCGCGCTCGGCTCCGGTTGAGTTGCGGGTTGAGCAAGGTGACGAATTCGGCGTCGACATCGGCGGCGAAGGTGAGGGCGACCGTGGGGATCACCTGTGACTCTCCGCTGGTGCCGTCGGTGCAGGAGCGGAGCTTTTCGGTGACGTCCTGCCAGGCGAGGGCGGCGTCTTCTATTTCGATCTTGAAGTCGGAGGGGATCATTCGGCGTCAAAGTCCTCGATTTCAATGTCAAACATTTCTGCCCACTGCTGTGCTTCGGCGGGGAAAAACGTGCGCTTGATCAGTCTTGTGGAAGCGAAGGGCAAAAAAAGAAAACGACTGGCTTCATGCTGGTCAAGTGTGTAGACAACCACCCCGTTTTCCAGCGTTTCTTTTGTCAACAAATAGGTTGTTTTTATTTTGTTGGCCTTTGTTAAACCAAGGACCGTGGTCATGGTCTGGAAAAATCGGAACATCGCTTCCCTTTCTTTATTCAGTGCGCTCCGCGTCGGAGAGGTTGCGCTCGAGGTCGCTGATATTCCCGCCAAAGTTGCTGCCTCTGAAATCGCTGAGCTCTTGCTGGGCGGCCTTGGCGCGCTTGAGAGCGATGATATATTTTTCTACTTCATCCGTCGCTTGCCCCACTCCTTCTTTCGCTGCGGGCCCCATTTTTTTCTGTTCTTCCACTACTTCGGTGACTGAGGATACAAAGTTGTCAAAGGCACCCTGCATTTCTTCGACCTTTTTTTTATATCCTTCTATCTCCTGCTGTTCTTTTGTATAGCCGTCAATAACCTGTTGTTGTTTCAGTATCTCAGTATCACGATCTTTATCCAATTGATTCATCACTTGTCGTTGACTACCGACAAAATCCACCAGGCCCCGGATCTGATCGTCAAACATGCCGTTTATATTCATCTTGTCGAGGAGGACTGCCATAACCTTGCCGAAATTCAGCAAACCGTCCTGCATAAATCTAGCAACGGCATACCAGGCGATTTTTACTTCGCTGATCAGCATCTGCCATCCGCGGATACCCATCGAAATCTTGCTGATGATCTCCAGCACCACGAGAAGGGCTTTGGGCAATACTGTTATAATGGCCTTGCCAACGTCAAATATAGCTTGACCGGCAGTATCCGCCCATTTCTGGAAATCACCGGCGGCCTTGGCTTCGTTGATCTTTTCGATAATCACCTGGAGACTTTTTTTCAGCAGCTCGAACGCGCCACTGTTCATGATCGCCAGCTTGAACTCGTCCCATAGACTCGTGGCAGTGGAGGTTAGCCCCTTCCAGGTTGACGCAAATTGATCCATCCCGCCCTTGTACTTCTCGTTCCAGATCGCGAGCAGGGTTTGCTGGATGATCTCGGGGCTGTTTTTGGCAACGCTTTCGCGCACCTGCCCCATGGCGTCCACCCATGTGTAGGTGATCTGGTCGCCGGCGATTTTCTGCTTGATGCCGAATTCCTTGAGGCGTTCGCCCTCCCCCTGGAGGGCATCGGCCAGGGCTTCGACGGCCTGGCTCAAGGGCTTGTTCATGGCGGCGGAGGTGTCGCCTACGGTCTTCATGACTTTGGTGTAGTCGACGCCATAGGCCGAGAGAGTGCGGATTGCTTCGCCGTATTCGAGCACCGTATAGGGAGAGGCGGCGGCTTCTTTGTTGGCAAAAGCGATGGCTTCGCGGGCCTTGGCCAAGGAGCCGGTGGTGGTGATGAGGCTGGCTTCGAGGCCCTCGAAACTGCTGGCGGTGTCGATAAACGAGCCAGCCAACTTGCCGAGGCCAAAACCGGCAATGCCGCCCAGGATCAGCCCGGTGGGCGAAAAGAGCTTTTTAGCCATCGCGCCGATTCCGCCGAGCCCTTTTTTAATGGAGGCAAAGGCGCCCTTGGCCTGATTTTTGGCGCTAATGATCAGTGATATTTTTTTATCTCTGGCCATTGGCGCCTTTCATTTTGCGGTAGTTTTCGCGCCAGACGCGGATGAACCCCCGCGGGTAGCGGAACAGATAACCGAGAGCTTTGAAAAACTTACTCATGGCTCAATCTTTCGTGGACTTGGTGGACGGGGTGGACGTGGTGGACCGGGTGGACGCTAGAAAAACCCTATCGCGATTCCACCAGTAACGGTCAGCGGATCGTCCCAGCTAAAGTCACCATCGTCGTCGCCGATGCTGGGGCCTTCGCGCTGCACATCCTCGACCAACAGGTGCAGGATGTTGCCGGCGGCGGTGCCTTTGGTCATTTCGATATCGGCCAGGCTTCCGGCGAAAAAGGCGGTGAAGGCGGCGTCGTCTTCGACCCAGGGCGACAATTTACAGGTGGCGTCAAATTTGCTCGAAAAGGGCAGATCGCTGATGCCTGTGGAGTTGATCCCGCCCCGCTCGCGGCGGGTCATGAGGGACAGTTCCATGCTTTTCATGTTCAGGGCGGAACTGTCGAGCAGCAGGTTGCAACTGGTGCCTATGAGCGGGTCGGTGTCGTCAAAGGTCGGGGTGAGAACATCGGCGGTGTCGCTTTCGGCGCAGGTGATGGAACGCAGGGCGAAGGTGCCCTTGATGACTTCTTTTTCGGTGACGCCGATGTCGAGCTTCTCGACACAGGCGTCGGTGCAGAGCAGTTTGACACCGTCGAGGAACTGCTCAAGGGTCAGATAGCTTTCCGTTTCGCTGCCGAGGTGATGGTAGGTGACTCCGGCGGCAATGACGGCTTCGTCGGCAGGCGCTCCGGAGAAAGCCCGGTGGACGGTGTAGGTAAAGGGGCCTTCGCCGGTCTTGGTGGCCACGCGGCGGACCTCGTTGCTGCTGCCGATGGCGACGCGGATCAACTGGCCGACGGTGAGGTCGAGGGCGCTGTCGAATTCGGTGGTGCTGGCGGCGGCGTCGGCGACGGTGCCCGCTGCGTTGACGGTGGCGGTGCCGAACAGAGTCTCCAGCAGCGGGCCGAATTCGGGCTGAGTGCCGGCGGTTCCGCTTCCGCGTAGTTCGAGGTTGAGTGGGCCCTCTCCCCAGCGGCCGCCGACGGCTTTTTTGCTCGGCCAGCGGCCGCCCCGCACCAGGCCGCGGTCGATAAGGTTACCCTTGGGCTGGACAAAAGTGCTCTCCATGAGCACATCGACGGCGTTGTCTCCGGCGACGGTGGCGGCGGAGCCTTTGGCGGTCTGCATTTTGGCGTAGACGGTGGTGTTGCTCTTGCGGTAGATGGCCATGGGCTTTAACTCCTTGATAGCGTCGCTGGCTGCTGGCTGCTGGTTTAAATCGTCCAGGGTGCGGCGCGGTAACGGATTTTGAATTGCAAATTTGCGGCACCGACCAAGCGGCCCCTGCGCTCCCATTCTGGATTGTGGCTGGGCCGGGTGGTCTCAAAAGCGAGTCCGCTCCAGGATGGGTCCGTACCGATAGCGGCCAAGACATCGGCGAGCATCTTGGACACATCGGTCTCGGAGGCGGCTTTTTTATCGATATCAATATCGACATCGAGGTCATAGTCCCAACGGTCTGCCACCCCGGCGGCATCGGGTGGACTGGCGCCGGGAAAAAATATTTCCATCGACCACTCCCAGCTGTCTGGTGCTTCGGTGGTGGGCGAAACGCGTACATGCGCGCCGAGATCGCTGTTGTAGCCGTTGGCCTTGAGGATGGTTTTCATCCGGGCATCGACGGCGTTGATGATGGTTTGGCGCTTGGCGGTCGGTGGCATCAGGGGTCCTTACTGAGCAGCAGAAAAATGCCGCCCTGTCCATCACTTTTAGGTTCAGAGGCGACGTAATAAGTGATCCCGCCACGGATGACAGTCGTTCCCTGGGCGAGGGTGCCAAGGTCGGAAACTCGTCCGGTAATTTGCGGGGCGGTGGTCATGATTTCGCCGGTCAATGGCGAGATTATTTCGCTGGGCTCTTCGAAAATAACGACCGGATCGGCACTGCCGATGGCCACAGGTTCGCCCCAATCGGCCAGCGCCATCTCAAGAATTTCACTGGTGTCGATGGCCATCAGGTCAGCTCCCTATCGCGCGGATGCAATGTCCGGAATCGATCCGCTCTAAAAACCGGTCGATAGAGGCGGCCAGGGGGTGGCGCCAAAAGGCCAGGCGCGTCTCCTTCAGAATGACTTTCACGTGCCGATCGTACAGGGCGCTGGGGATGATGGACCCGTCGGGATGATAAATATCCGTCCGGTCGACAAATCTTTTCTTGATCGCCAACTTGGCGCGCTTGACGCCGATCCGATGGGAGATTGTTCTGTCCAGATCGGCCCCGGGTACGAGGCAGCCGAGGAACTGGTCCAGGCCGATCAGCACTCCTAATGGATACGGGATTTCCTTGCCGTTGTGGTAGGAGACCCAGCTCATGGCTTGGCCCCCTTGGCCTTGTCGATGGTGCGCGCCCCGGTGTAGCCGAGGTAGCCGGCGCCGAACAGCCACCACAGTTCCTCGGGGAGTGCTTCAAGCCAGGCCTTCAGACCGGCGGCGATGGAAACGGCCAGCTCCGGGTTGTAGGCGTGCAATACCCCCATGGGGATGGCGGCCAGGATCAGCGCATACATCACATATAAAAAGGACGGGCGGGCCCGGCTGGTCCAGGGGTCTTTGCTTTGCGCTTCGGCGATGATGGCCGACATGCGGATTTCGAGCCCTTTGAGATCGCCGGTTTGCTGCAGCTTCACCAGCTCGGCTTTGGCCAGGGCGGCCTGGACCGGGTCGGGAAAAACTTTGTCAATGACTTTACCGACGACGCCGACTACTGCGGTGCCGATGCCGATCAAATCCATGAGGTGGGTCTCCCTAGGGGTAAACGATCCTGATCCGATCGGGGATATTCCGGCAGTCAAAATGCAGCCAGTTGACGTTGCCCTCGATGCAGTTGATCAGGGCGAACTGCGGGTGGTCCGGCTGGTCGAGTATGGATTGTCTGACCAACTCGGGCCGCACACCTTTGATGTCGCAGTCGAAGGCATTGCCAAGCCGGTGCTGGCTGAAATCGGCACCAACGTCGCAGCTTCTGGGGCGCAAACCCCTAAACTGGAAGGGTCCGCCGGTGTGGTAATTATTAACCGTGATGGGTGAGCCGCAAAACTCGCGGAGATTGTCGAGGGCCCGGAGGGCCTGGGGGTTGAAGAATTCCCAGGCGCGCAGGCCGTAGCGGTCGAAGGTTTTTTCATCGACCAACTCGTAGATTTTGAAGTGGCGGCAGATATACATCACGGTCTCCCTCTGAACCAAAACATCAGCATGCCGGTGGATACTCCGGCGAAAACGGTCATGGCGGCCCCGACCATCACCCATAGAAATTTACTGGCGGCGGAGCCTGGCGCTTTTTCGAGGAGCTGGATTCGTTCTTCGTGATGCTTTAACCAATTGCGGCCGTCCTTCAAATCCTCGGTGAGATGCTTGATTTCGTTCCGCAGTTCGGGGATGGATTCGATGTTCGGCATCATACGATCCAGTTTTTTGTCAATGTCTGCCCAGCGTTGGTTGATTAGCGTGACTTGGGTTTCATTCATACAGTACTCAACCATTGACTCCCCCTGGGTGCGCGGGGCCTCTCGCGGGGAAAAGGGGACCGATAAGGCCCCGCGCGGGTTAATGGGTGGATTGCCGGGCCTGTGGGTCATCGACCGCTATGCTTTTTTCTTGTGGTCAATTTCTTTTTTGCTTCCTCCGGGCGCAAAGGCGGCGGCACCTCAGCGTCTTCCACCGGCGGCTCTTCCTCTATTTCAGATGGCGGCGCATCAGCGTCGTCCGATGGCGGCAGCACTCCCTTTTGGGAAGTGTAGGCATAACCGGTGCTGGTGAGCCAGCGCGCAACACGGACAGGAACAAACGCCTGGTCCCCGGAAAAAAACAGCCAGACTGGTTTGACAAAAAACACCTTGATCATGGGGCGTCTCCTTCGTGTAGTTCTTCGGCCACCGGGTTGGGGTGGCGGTCGTGGTTGTAGCGCCATTCGATCTCTTCGGCGGTCGGCAGCTGCTCGATCTCTGCGAAGCTCACCGACAGCTTGCCCGGGTTGCCTTCGAAAATCACCCGGCGCGTGTCATATCCATAAAGACGCTCCTGGCGAGGCTCGCAGGCATCCATCAGCGAGGTCGAGGTGGCCAGTTGGAGCTTGACTCCTCGGGCGGCGGCATAACCGAGCCAGAATTCCAAACAGCCCCGGCCACGTTCGGCGGTGTGCCGGTTTTTGTAGGTGTAGTCACAGCCGAACATGGCGATTTTCTGCACGCCGATGTGGATGGCATAAGCGACTGCCCAGGCGACGGTATTGTTGAAATAATCAAAAGTGACATCGTTGAGCAGGGCCTCCAGCGGCAGCTCTCTGGTTGCCGGGTAATCGGCATAGGCCCGGCTGGTCATGACCGGGGTGGTGGTGGTCTTCAACCACTTGAGCATTTTGGCAATATTGCCATCCGGATTGGCTGCGGCGCGGATCTCCTGGATGCGCACATCGTCCATGTGCCAGATCATGTCTGCCTGGTAGCAGTCGCCGGCGGCGTTGACCACCCACGTCTCGTCGAACAGCTCGCGCCTTCCACCCGCACCGCAAACGATGCTGGCATATTCGTGCTTGCTCGGACCAAGGCCGATGATCGCTACGGATTTCGGTCCCGGCTTTGACACAGTATCCGGCGCTGCTTTTACGCTCGGCACGCATACGGCGATCACGGTGCGACCATTGACCTCCGGCTCGACCGGCGACTCAGGCCCTTGCTGGCCGTGCCATTCGGTCACCCGCCATCCGCACTCGGCGAGAAGCTTCGCGAATTCGATGTGGGTGTAGTGGCGATGATGGAAAGCGTAATTTGCCCAGGGGAAAACTTCTTCGTTTGGCACCGAGACCAGCAGAGTCTTGACCGATCCGGCCAGGGCCTTGAGCATCGGGCGAGGGTCGACCATGTGCTCGATACACTCAAAAACTACCGCGGCGTTCGCCTTATCGAATTGCACGTCCTTGCTCAGGTCGCCAGCCGTGTAGGTAATCTTTGGGTCAGCGTAATTTGTCTGGCCGTACTCGAGGGCTTCTTTATCGATGTCGATGGCGCATACCTGCAGCCCATGATCGGCGAGGATCTTGCTGCCGTAGCCAACCCCACAGGCCAAATCGTAGACCTGCCCGGTCAGGCGCGTGGCGGCCCACCTGTAACGGTCGAGATGGTCCTTGCGTATGCCGGCATGAGTTGGCGCCACTTGTCTCTCTCCTGGTCTCATATCATCATCCTCCCCCGGTAGGATTTATGCCGCTTACGGTTGCGGCGACGCCAACGGCCGGGGGGCTGTTACGTCCGAATAAAATCAAGAATTGGTCCTGACGGCTTCCGGACTGAACAGTGTCGCCACACAGCCCACGATCATGGTGGCGGTGCCCACGGGCGTCACTTTTGCTTTGACGTAGCGCTTGAGGCCCTTATAGCCGACGCTCTTGGATACGTT